AAGAAGTACGACATTCAATCAGCAGCAGATTTATTTAACAAATACTACACACGCACTTATACTATTGATATTGACAACCTCAAGAATATGATTTACTCATTTTACGATAATCTAATCACCCTCTCGCCAACCTTTACCATCCTAGAGACTGGAAAGTGCGGAGAGGTCATAAAGAAAAAAGAAGACAGAATGTTCTCTTCCAGAGAGAGCTTTGATTTAGAATTCAAAAACAAGTTCTGGCTAAAGACATATCTTCAGTTGAGACTGAAAGAAGAAAAGACAAACTTAGCACAGACCAAATTCAACTACATTCTACGTTATGCAGAGTCATTAGAAAAAAGACTTGACTTTAGCAAAGCAATCAGCTATATTAATAAACAGGTGCAGAAGTCTACCTCATCCAAGGCAGACCTGCGCTTTTGCCAAAACTATAATGAATGCGGTGTCTAGTTGCTTTTTCAGACCTTAGACGACAAAAGAGAATGTGTAGGAGTTTATTTAAATGGAAACCTCATCTATGACGAAATACCTGAAGGACTTTCTCGGACCTGGAGTTATTCTTCTTTTCTTGCTGATAGAGAGATTGATTATGCCTATCTCTATGCTGGCGGAGATGATCTTGAATCTGCTTGTCCCGCCCATCTACGGGACGACTGGGATCGAGTAAGCGGAAAACTCAAATCTTTCATCCGTTCCTTCCAGCTATCAAAGATTGACCTAACCCAGAACTGTTTCTTCGATTTGGTTCCACAACGCTTCCTCTTGGAGTTTTGTGACCTCAAGAACAAGATAACAGACCATGTATTCAAAACCCGAGAAAAACCAAAGAATTATGCGTTTTTTTGCTCTCTAACGAAAGTTATAGACGAAATCAGCCAACACCCACTCAACCTTGACTTCGGCGCTCTAAGGTACCGTCTTGTCGAGCACAGAGTGCGTCAGTGGGTAAAGAAGATGCAAGCCGCAGAACCTCGCATCAGATACAACCTTTTCGGTACAAAAACGGGCAGGCTTACCACCAAGAGAAACAGTTTCCCCATCTTGACGATGGACAAGAAATTCCGCAGTGTTCTCTACCCAAACAACGATTGGTTCGTCGAGTTGGACTTCAACGCAGCCGAACTCCGAACCCTCCTGGCTTTATCAGGACATCCACAGCCTCAAGAGGACATTCACGACTGGAACATCAAGAACATCTTCGGTCGTTCTATGACGAGAGAGGAAGCAAAGAAAGAGATTTTCTCCTGGTTATACAATCCAAGTGTTAAACATTCCGCAGAAAAAGTGTATAATAGAGACCAGGTAAAGAACAAGCATTGGAACGGAGAAGAAGTAACTACAGCATTTGATCGGACCATCCCAGCAGACGACCACCACGCTCTCAACTACATCGTTCAGAGCACCACAAGCGACCTATTGTTGCGGAGGATGATAAAGATACACGAGATGTTAAAAGATAAAAAGTCATTTATTTCTTGGAGTATGCACGACAGCCTTGTCATCGACTTCGCAGATGAGGACAGGGAAATGCTGATTGACTTGGTGAAAGAGTTCTCCAGCACAGAGCTTGGTCAATACAAGGTGAATGTCAACGCTGGAAAGAACTACGGCTTGATGAGGGAGTTGAGGATATAATGGATACAGTAATTGGATTAGGAAAAGCAGGTTGTAGGATTGCCGACAGGTTCTCTCAATACCCACAATACAAAATCTATAAGATTGACGTGGGTCTCAAGGGACTGAAGAAGAATGGGATCTATAATCTCCCTAAGCAGTCTGGACCCGAGAAGTATGAAGAGAAGTGTCCTAGTATGAAGAATTTCCTGAAGGGTGTGAATGGAGACGTCCTCTTTGTGGTAGGCGGTTCAGGAGATGTCTCGGCTGCTTCATTGAGAATCCTTGAGCACATTAGAGATTGCAGGATTAATATTCTATACATCCGACCCGATGTGTCCTTGTTATCAGAGACAAAGAAGAATCACGAGTGGGTCACCTTCAACGTTCTTCAAGAGTATACTCGCTCAGGAGTATTCCAAAGAATGCTGGTGGTTCAGAATACCACAGTCGAGGAAGCCATCGGGGAAGTATCCATCATTGGCTACCACGACAAGCTAAATGAGATGATTGTCTCTACTCTTCACATGATTAACGTCTACAATCACATTGATTCTGTGACGGATACGTTTGGAGAAGCCCCCGAAACTGCTAGGATTTCCACCTTTGGCTTTTATGATCTGGAGGAAGAAGAAGAGAAATTGTTTTTTTCTCTTGACAACTGCCGTGAGTTACGATACTATTATGCTATCAAGAAGGAAGATCTGGAAACAGACAGCGGTTTGTTCAAGCAGATCCGACAACAAGTGAAACAAAACGAAATCAAAACAAGCTATGGAATTTATTCAACAAATTATGACAAGAACTTTGTGTACGTCTTAGCACATAGTTCAATAGTTCAAGGAGGCGCTTATGACGTCAGTTAAAGGACACACAGGAACATTCGTAAAACAAAATGGAGAGCAGCGAACAATGACGTTCGTTAAGATCCCAGACTTGCCTGACCAATTTCTTCAGTCGAAGATCAAGGGCAACGGCAAGGATAGGCTTCTCAAAGACAACCTCGAACTGGTTTGGGAGGTGAAAACTGATGGTTTTCGCATCTTCAACTGGAACACGGTTGTCGGAGAGGTAAAAGAAACACTACTGGAAGAAAGTATTTTTGTTCTTGACAAAGGGTAAAACATCTGGTATAGTGTATACAGCAGAGTGAGAGATTTGTCACTCTGACTTTAACTTTAATAGAGGTGAATAAAATGGGTTTAGACCTAGATAAAATGAGAGAGAAACTCAACAAACTACAAAACAAGAATCCTGGCTCCGATGTCTTTTGGCGTCCCCAGGATGGCGAGCAAACGCTTCGCATTGTCCCAACCAAGGACGGAGACCCGTTCAAGGATTTCTGGTTCCACTATAACGTGGGCAACAACCCCGGCTTCTTGAGTCCAAAGAGAAACTTTGGCACGCAAGACCCGTTGGACAGCTTCGTTCGCAAGCTGTTTAATGATGGAGACGAAGAGTCAATCAAGATGGCTAAGTCTCTTAGCGCACGCCAGCGCTTCTTCTCGCCAGTCCTCGTTCGAGGAGAGGAAGACAAGGGTGTTCGTATCTGGGGATACGGCAAGCAAGTGTATGAGAAGCTTCTCAACCTTGTTCTTAACCCAGAGTATGGCGACATTACCGATCCCGAGTCAGGAACTGACCTTGTGATCAACTACGGTAAGCCCGCTGGTGCCCAGTTCCCACAGACTGGGGTAACTCCACGACGTAAGTCATCTGCACTTTGTGATGATGCTGTCGGTGGGACCGAGCGATGTGCGGAGTTGCTCGACAACATCCCAGAGTTTGAGGGTCTTTTCAATAAGAAGTCCCCCGAAGAGGTAGGTCAACTCTTGGATGAGTTCCTTCTTAGCCAGTCAGACGCAGAGAGCGTCTCATCTGAGACTTCGAAGTTCGGAAAGGGCACTGGAGATACCACTACCACTTCCTCCGAGGCCAAAGTCGATGCGGCCTTTGGTGACCTAATGAAAGCATAAACACTTTCTCCGTACCGCAGGGAGGCATGGGTCTACAGATGCCTCACTTTTCTACTAATACACAGGAGACTAAATGAGCTTACAAGATAAAATCAAAAACGCTAATGTAACAGACGACCATCCAGTCACGCTTGTCTTTCAAGACAGCACGGATGTGAAGCACTACAACGACGACTATCACGGATGGGTAGTTGAGGAAAGCCCTCTCGTACCAGCCGTAGCAGCCGTCGTGACAGATCCTGCGTTTGAAGATAACACTATTATTCAAGAGATGCGTGACGGCGGATACTTGGAGGGATATAGTGAGAACCCAACCGACGTTGCCGAAGTTCTTAAGGAGCATGGTTACAGTGATGGGAATTGGATTGGAATGGACTTAGATCAGTGGGACTACAAGTGGGGTGAGGTTACCTTGACCACACAAGTAGAGACAACTGTATCACAGGTTCTAAGTGCCAACCCAGATTCTTTGAACGGCTGGACAGCCACGTTAGAGACCGAGCTTGGTGAACTCAAGCTTGAGAGCTAATCTTTACCGCAGGGAGGCACGGGTTTACAGGTGCCTCACTTTTACAAACAGGAGAAAACGTTGGCAAAACTAAAGAAAACAAAAGTTGGAAAGCTATCCGCCGCAGACATCCGATCTATGATTAATA